AGAAGAAGCTTGTCCATCGAATACACAAATAATTCTAGTAGGATCAATTGTTCTCATTAAGAATCCTAGAGACCTTAAGAAGCCAACGAGACCACCTGTGTGATGTCCCTTTGGGTTGATCGATTGCAACATTGCGAATGAACGAATAAATGTGTTCATGCTATCAACTATAAGTATGTGATCATTCAATTTCCGATCAGGCTTTTTTTGTATTCCGTTTAGGATATCTAAATAGGTGCTTTGCATACTTTAATATAACTTTTTTTATTCATATTTCCAACTGTTTTTCTGCATATTTCCAAATAAATCCTTTATAATTTGGCACTTTTCCTGTTAGTGTTCTTGAAATTCCTGAGATATTTATGTTCAAGGTCTTAGCTGCTGCTGAAAGAGATATGTGGTCTGCTATGTAACTTCCAGTAAGGGTATACTGTTTAATAGGCTTCTCTTTTATTTTTGATAGCTTTTCCTTATGCTCTTTCGAAAGGGGTCCGTAGGATAAGTTACCTCGTAACTGTTTCGTCAATATTCCTTTTTCTATAGATTCCTCTGTTCTTTTATAATTTCCCCTACCTCTTCTTGTAGCTGTCCTCTTTATTATAGCTTCTGCACTCTTTTTAATCCCTTTCCTTGCTTCCCTATCTAATTCTTTAGCTTCTGAGATAGCTCTACTGGAGGGGATATACCGGTACTGATGCTTACTCTTTGTTTGGCACATTGTATTAAATGCTTTAGCGAGTTTTCTATTCTTTGGATAAATTCTTACTAAAATCCAATGGCAAAGAAAATGCTCTCTTGCAGTAAGCAATACTAAGTTTTCTTGCCTATTAGAGCCTTCCATACATCTTGGAACTATATGATGCCTTTCGTAGTAAATTCCTCCTTTTACTTTAACTCTCTTTTCTCTCTGTGCTCGATCAATTATTTGATCATAAATTCTTTGATAATCCATAATAAAAAAAAGCTTAGGCTTTCGAGGTCAGAGTCTCTACTTGCCATAAGCTTTTGCGTTAATTTCTTCTATATGTAGCTCTGACCCTACATATATAAATAGCGACTTTTTATGGAAAACTAATCAATAATTTCTCGAGTTACTACGTCTTCTTCCATTTCTGGATCGATTGTAATCTGGAATTCATCTGATCCTAATGCTTTTGTCCACTCGTGCTTATGCTGGTCCTTGTAGGTATCGATTGCTTTCTTATCGTCGGCTATAAATCCATGGCTTGTCATAATAATTGCTCCTCGAGACTGCACTCCATCTATATGGTTCTTCTCTATTTGAACTTTAGTACGTTTAGCAAATTCAAATTCTTTACCCTTACTGATAGCTTTAATTTTAGAAGTACCGGAGTTTGTAATATTCCCAAAGGTTATAATAACTGTAGAATCGTACCACATTGTTTTTCCGCCCTTATTTTCAAGGCGGGGCTGTCCCATTGGATGTTCAGGCTTAGCTGTCCATACCTTATTAACTGCTACTAAAGTGTTTGTGTACTTGCTTGCTTCTTTTCTTGATAACATAATTTTTTGATTTACGTTATTTCCAAATTGAGTTGACATTGCTCCAGCATTCCACTCATTATTTGACTTATTTGATCTTACAGATAAGTCACTTGGTACTGATCCAACTGAATCCCAGAAGAAACATAAATCGTAAGGAAGGTTTCCTTTCTTTTGTTCGTCAATCAAGTCTAGGATGTAGACTGCTACGTCTTCTATGGTGTTTAGAGTCCCTCTATCTGCATATAAGAAAAATCCTTTATAGTCAGTTATTTCTCCTGTCTCTTCATCTATTACTTCAGTAACTTGAAGACCCATCATTTGAGCATGTGGCCAAGACCATTTCATCTCAGTAATAATGAATACTGGGAGAATTTGTCTTTTCTGTGCTTCAACTGCTGCTTCTAATAGTAAAGTCGTCTTTCCTGTATCTGAATGTCCTCTCAATAAAGTAATATGTCCTAAAGGAATTCCCTTAAGAGATGTTACTTCAGTAAAGGCATCTGAGACTTTTAGCCAATCTTGTTCTTTAAACTTTACTGAAGAGTTACTAAACCCTTTATTCTTTTTAAAGTTATCAAGACTAAAACCGCCTTTGATTATTTCGCTAGCGGTTTTTGGTGTTCCTTTTTCTTTAGCCATTACTATTCGTTGAATAAATCGTCAAACTTACCTACAGTGTTCTTCTTCCCAGCAGTAGCAATCTCAAGAGTAAAATCTGTCTTGTTACTTCCTAGAGCTGTCTCCAATGCAGTCGGTGCTTCAGCTGGTACAGCTGCTGGTTCTGATACTTCAGTTGGTTCAGCTGGTGCTTGAGTTACTTCTTCTCCTGGATTTAGATATCCTTGTAGTTGTTTTTTGATATATTCATAATCGAATTGAGTAAACGATTCTAGTGGATTTGGTTGTGACTTTAACCATAAATCTACTTTTGAATCATCATCTGATAATGCAGTTGTTTTTGGTCTAATCCTTACTGTAGTTGTTGGATAGGGATTACCTGGTGCTTGTTCAACTACCATATCGTATCCATTCATTACGTCTGTAAAGTCTCCAATATCTTCATCTTCTGCTAAAGCAAGTAATGCTTTGTAGATGTTAACACCAAAGCTCCATAAACGAACTCCTTTGTCTTCTTCACTTCTTACTACAACAGGAGCAAAGATCCTAGTCTTAGGTGATAATTTTCCTGATAGAGACCAATTCTCTTTGTCAGAAGTTTTTCTTAATTCCTTCACAAATTCTTCAATAGGATCCTGTTTACCGAAGTTCGATAAAGCAATCATAGGGAACTTCCCGATATTGTAGTGAAATTTTAGTTCCTTAAAAGGAAATGAAGGGTCGTAAACGGAAGGAACAATTCGTACGTTGTGCTTTCCGTTAGTTGGTTTCCAAAAGACTTTTTCGAAATCTACTTTCTCTCTTTCGGTATTACCGTTGTTGTTTAATCCAGCCAGTTTGGCTTTGATCTGATCTAAATTCATATATAACTATTTTAAATTAAAACTCTTATTCAATATAAGGAATAAATTCCTTATTTACAACTAATTTAAAGTAAATCTATTATCTTAAATAGTTTTGTATTTACTCTTTTTAGTTCTGCTCCTTTTGTAAGTAAGATGCAGTTTTGGTAATCAGCCCATTCTACTTTGTAGTTTGTATCAAGGACTCCTCCATTTAGGGATTCAATTAATCGATTTAAGGAATTAATTGTATAAAGGGTATTAGATTCTTTTTTTCTATGTACTAAAATTGTATTTTCTAAGAAATTAGATACATTGCCAAACTCTACATTGTAGGTACAGATATATTCGTCTTGACTCTTTGCGTAGAGTACAAAAATCTTATTGTATATAATTTTATACTTAGTTTGTATAGTTATAAGTAGGTCTTCTAGATTACTTTCTGAAGAAAAAGTACAAAATAATTTATTTGACATTCCTGTTTCTTTAAAATCGTATTCGATATCATAATCGAATTCTGGCGTGTATGTTATGTTTTGGGTCATTAATAAATATGATTTTGTTTTATAAAACTGCTTTTACTTAATATACGAAAATTTTAAGGTAATTACAACTAAACTTACAGCTTTTTATATGGACCTCTTACCTTGCCTTTCTTTGCTGTAGACATCTTATTTCTAGTTTCTTGAGAAATGTTTTTCTTACTTTCTATCATCTTTTGTAGCGTCTCTGGTGTAAGTGTTTTCCCTTTATTTGCTGCTGAGATTTTATTCCGTACTTCTTGTGTTTTTGACAATTTTCCACTGATGCTCATTCTATTCTTAGTCTCTTGTGATCTCTTTTTGCCTGTATTCGCTCTTGCAATCTGATCTACAACCTCCTGGCTCCTTTGTTTTAATCTCTGACTAGTTGCTGCTTTTCGTTCGTCCGTATACGTCTTTTTTGAGGTTTGTGATATTTTTTGCTTAGTAGCTTCTAACAATTTCCCTGATTTATCTCCTGCTCTTGTTAGTTTACAGTTAAGTCCTTTTGATCCTAGTACGTCGTAGAAGTCCTGCCAATACCTCTCCTTCATATTTAGCAAATTTTCTTCACATTCTTCTATAGCTTCAAACAAATGTTTATCACTACCGTATTTAACTAGTGATTTGTACAAAATAACCTGATCTCTGCAATTTCGTAAACCTCTATATTCAGTAAATCTTTTTTGGATATGTATGCTCTGTCCAATATAGACTCTACCACTTGGACTCGTTATTTTATAAATTCCTATCATATTAAATAAAAAAAGGAGAAATTAAAACAAACCCTCTGCGACAAGGTGTTATTTTAAAATCTCCGTAATGTTTTTATAGAGTGGTCGCAGTACTCTTTCTTTAATATAAATAGTAACTTTTTTCCTAAACCGTTATAAATTTAACGATTTTCCGTGTTTTACCTTTGTTGGATATCTTCCTCCAGATTCCATTATCCTCTGAATTTGTTCCAGTGTTTCTTTTCCGTCCTCTTTGTTAAAATCAAATACTATTGCATCGTATACGTATAGAGCTATTTTTGTCTGCTTTCCCTGTAGGTATTGTAGTAGTTCCTTAAGCACTAATATATTCCTACTCGTTTCCATTGATTGCATCATATAATTCATTAACTTTTGTGGATGCATATCGGGTAGGTCTTGTGTAAATCTTTTTCCTGAGATTGGATCTTCTACATAACCCTCTTCCTGGAATTGTTTCCATAGTTTATTTATGTAGTTCTGTATTTTTTCAAATACATCTAAGAAGGCGTATTCAGGTGGAATTTTTCCATAAATGGCATGAAAGTTAATTTGCTTTGCTTTTACGTACTCATCCTCTGTTATAACCTCTTTTTCAAAGTACAACCTTGCTAGTTGTGTATGTGCTGGTTCGTCTGTTAGTTTATATCCAATCTGTTCACATAGAATACGAATATGATATCCGTCGTAATCAGTTTCTACAAATACATCGTTCTGAGGTATTATTGCTTTTCTAAACTCAGGTGCTTTTGGTATTGCTGCAAAATTGACTGAATTAA